CCCGGATCTCTGGGCCGAGGCCACTGCCTGACATGTCCATCTACGGCGCCGCGATGGGGAAGGGAATCACAACCCCCGGCACCTTCCGGCGCCGCCGCGGCCGCACTACCTGGCCGACCGGCCGCACGTCGACCCGCTCGCCGACCCGCTTCAACACGAACCACTTCCCACCCATTCGCATGAGCGTCAGGACGTTGGCTCCGGCCAGCTGATTCGTTTTCGCCACAGGGCTGCACTCCGATTTGGGGATGCGGCCATTTTCAGAACCAGTCAGGGGAACGCAGGGGAAAACGTTGACCCCGGCATTCCCACCCACGGGATAACTGCATGAAAAGCCTAACAATTACCTACGACGACGGCATCGCGCGCAACAGGTCGTTGCGTGAGCACATCGCGGCCCAGGTGTACGCCGGCGCGGGTGTGACGGCGATTGCCGGTCGGCTCGACATGGCCCCTTCGAAGTTGAGCGAGAAGCTGGCCGGCTGCGACAGCGGTGGCAAGCCGCGTGGCCTGTCGATCGACGACCTGGAGCGCTACATCGCCGAGACGAAGGACGTCACGCCGATCCATTACCTGGTCGAGCGCTACTTGATCTCTCCCGAGGCACAGCACGCCGAGGCGTTGGCCCAGTTCGCGAAGCTGGCCGCGCTGATGGAGCCGCTGGCCAAGAGCCTGGGAGCGAAATGGCCATGAACGCTACCGAGAAGGCCATGCTGGCCGTGCGCTCGCTGTGGTTCATCGCTGGCTGCCTGCAGCTGCTGCGGGGTGCCTGATGGCCAGGATCCGCTCTATCAAGCCCGAGTTCTGGTCCAGCGAGCAGGTGATGGAATGCTCGCCGATGGCTCGACTGCTGTTTATCGGCCTGTGGAATTTCTGCGACGACGCCGGCAACCATGTGGCCAGCGCCAAGACCGTGAAAGCCGAAATCTTCCCTGGCGACGACATTGGCTCGTCGGATGTGCAGCGAATGCTCGACGAGTTGTCGTCGAATTCGCTGATCGCCTTCTATACCAACGGTGACAAGGAATATCTGCACGTCACTGGCTGGCGCAAGCACCAGAAAATTGACCGCCCCACATTCAAACATCCGCCGTTCTCGGGTGACGCTCGGCGAGGGCTCGACGAGGCCTCACCCCCGGAAGGGAATGGAGTGGAGGGGAGTGGAGAGGAAGGGAAGGGAGAAGATCTATCCTCGCTACGCTCGGATTCGTCCAACGCCGCTGGCGTGGACCTGCTCGGCGACGCCGCAGGCAAGGGGCAGGGGCAGGACGCCAAGGCAGATCGGAAGAGCGTCGTGTAGGGAAAGAGTGTTGATCTCGGTGGTCGCCGTATCATTAAAA